CTCTAACCGGACCATTAAAAGTTGTATTAGCCATATTAATATCCTCCTAGATATTTTAAATGTAGTCCCTAGGGAATGTCGACTATACGCGTCTACATTTAATGTTTTTTATTTTTGTATAGTGACAAAAGTATACGTTATTTTTGAATAGAGTGCAAGAGAGCCTGTAATGTGGATTGGATTTTCCAACGATGTAGCTTTTTTATTAAGTAGCTACTGAAACTTCTGGAGCTGCACCTTCTATGGTGTTTTGTCTGTGGGCTATTTGAGCTTCTTCAAGCTTTATTTTAGTGATGATCTCTCTGACTTTATCGTCAATTTTAACCATCTCAAGAGTATATCTATCTTCAGACAGATGCTCCTGTTCCCACTTCAACTCCAAGGACCTTTTTTGTTTGTAAAGGTCTTGTATCATTTATAACCTCCTCATAGGTTATTCTATTTAACGAGCTGAACATTCCCGTTTTTTCCCAAACTATAACATTTTCTCCAAGTTTGTCAAGGATAGCTTGTTCTAGTGATTCTGCGTTATCTTCTGATTTTACTTCACATTGACCGAAGTGATCATAAGCCCAGATTTTTACGAGGAAATTTTTCATTTCTTACCTTGTTATTTAATTGTGGCAGGACTATGTCCCGCCACAAAAATTTATTGATTACGCACCTTCAACGCCGAAGATACCTCTATAGTCAGATACTCCAAATGAGTATCTTTCTCTAGCTTTGTATCTAACGTTTCCAGTATCGAAGTCACCTTCCATTGCAGTTTTCAGAGGTGCTCTTTGGAACATTTTCATTCCATTAGGCACATCTGTGATAATGTAAAATGAATCAGTATCAGTTAAGTAGTTATTAACTCTGTAACCTTGTGGGATCATTCCCATAGATCCGATTGCATTTATGTCATTATCAGCAGTTCCAGTTCTACCTTGAGACTTCATAAGTCTTTCAGCTGTGAATTGGTTTTCTGAAGGAACGATCATTTTCACTCCTCTAGCTGCTATTCTTAAACCTCTTTCATCAGTCATACCTGCGATATCAATCATAGATTGTTCTAACGAAGTTTCGTTTAAGTCTGCTTGTGTAGTTAAAGTGTTTTTAACATTAGTTCCGCTTACAGTTGTGTGAGCAGTATTAAATAATGAAACACCATCACCTGAATCAAAACCGTCTGTTGTTGGTAGACCGTTGATTAAAGGGTTTACTGCTTTTACTTGTTTCGCATTAGCCATAGATCTTGCTAGAGCTTTTGTGTATCTAGAAGAAATTCTATCGTAAAGATTATCTTCGATAGCTTCCTCTGTGATAGCAAACGCTAAAGCAATTGTCTCATGCGTGTATCTTGCAGTAAAAGTTTCTTGTGCTGCATCAAATGATACTCCTGCACCTTCACTTTTTACACTTGCGTTTCCAAAACCAGATAACATTACTTCTTCTTCAAAAGCTCTGTCAGATGATTCTGTCGTATAAATCTCAGCGTGCTGATTTTCATACTGTTTGTATTCCAGGCCGAACAGGGCGTTCAATCCTGGCTCTAGTTCTTTAACTAGTTGTCCTCTTGATATAGCCATTTTCTATTCTCCTATTCCTTATGACCCAGAACTATCAATATATTGGTTCAAGTTTTGAACAACTTCAACATTACAAAATGCTGCAGTCAAGTCCCCGTTTTCAGGGTCTTCAACACCTCTTAATAGTCTCCAAGTGTTATTTGTTGCGTGTGTGTCGCCAATATCTAAAGTATTGTTTGATACACCCGTTACAGTACTACCACCCGCCGAATTTACATCGAACGTGTCTAAGTATTTAGCGTGAGCGCCTGCAATAGTTGAAGCTACTGCTGCATCTGCCGCTACGTGATAGATTTGCCAAGGGTAATCATTTACAAAAGCTACGATATCGCCGCCATCTTTTGCAGTAGCAGGTGTAATAGCACCATTATAATGATTATTAAACGTTGGTTTCAACGTAGAAGCATCCTCATAAAAAATACCATATAACACACCAATTGATTCTGCCGTCGCTGCATCTTCTGCAGTTACAACATAACCAGCTGTGACCTGAACTGCGCCACCGTAAAACAAATCAATGTCTACGGCAGCATCGATAAAGTATTTAGATAAGCCTTGGATAGCTGGTGTATTTCCCAACGTTCCTGCAGATCTAAAACCATATCCTGCTGATTGTCTATTAGCCATAGTTTTTTCTCCTTATGTGACCTGTCCTTGCGGACCTCCAGCCACGGTTGATTTAATTCGTTGGATAGGAATAGTTAAAAAATTAACTTTTCTTTGTACCACCGAAGGTTACACGAGATTGCCTATCAACATTGATGGGCATACTCTTATGCTGTTCCCTCATTAAATCGTTTTCTACAGCTTCTTGTTGACCTTCATGCTGTTTAGCATAATAGTCTTGTCTTTGCTTCGCGATTTCTTCAGGTACCCTAGCCAGCACTAGGCCGCCAACCCCAATCACTCCCTTGTATTTTCCTTCAGTGATTACAGGATAATCAGTATCTTTATATTCGTCAGCTCTTACTAACTCGTATCCAGATCTTAATCTTCCAGAGATATTTTTAGTGTCTTGAAACCCTAAACTCTCTGACCGTAACCATCTGTGCCTGAATCCATCAGGTGCAGGGGGTGCATCTAGAGATGATGGAGGAGTCCACACTTTTGGTCTTTCAGTCTTTGACCGTGTTTGACTCGCACGTGAAGTCTTAGTATCTTCTTTTTTCATTTTACGCTCCTTCCGTGTTTTTTAATTGTTTTGCGTATTCTTCTAGTGGCACACCTAATTTTTTAGCTATTGCTACTTGTGATGATGTGAGTCTCACAGTTTTGCGACCAGGTTTTACGCTTCTTGAAGCCGAAGCGACCGACTGAACGGGCTTGGTCGTTTGCTTTGTTTCAGTATTACCAAATTTATGTGGAAAGTCAACTCTAATTCTTTTGTCAACTTCTGAATAATACTCATCAGATTTAGGATCAAACCCTTCGTTTACGAGATCTTTATGTATCTCAAACGCAGTGTATGTCATCGCTTTGTCTGTTCCAAACCAAGTATTTTTTGATGCCCATGCCTCTGCTTGAGGATCTGGTGCAGGTATATCTTGTGGTGTTGGTCGAGTAGGTAAATTACCACCGTCTGAAAGTTGTACAGGTTCCTGTGCAACTGGTTTTGTTTGTTTTAATTGCTCTAATTTTGCATTTTCAAATGCAAGAGTAGCAATTCTTTTGTTAGCGTCAACTTGAGCTGTTGCATCACCAGATTCTATTGCCATTGCAAGTTCTTTTTGCGCTGACTCCATTCCAGTTTTAATGTTTTCCTCAAATTTTTTTGTATAATCAGAATCAACTCTTTGAAATCTTTCTTGATCATTTTGTCTTTTCTTTTCTACCGCTTGTGCATAATCTAAAGCAGCCTGTTCTCTTCTTTCAGACTCTCTTAATTTACGAGTTAGCTTTCCTATTCTCGCTTGTACACCTTTACTGTAGTCTTCTAACTTTTCATCTTCTTTTTTTGGTTCTTCTTTTTCTGTTTCTTGTTTTACTTCTTCAACTGTTTCTTGTTCCGTGGTACTTTGTTCAACAACCTCTTCTTTGTCCTCTGGTAAACTAATATCTACCGCAGGACCAGAAACATCTAAATCTACTTTAGGATCTTCCTGTTTTATCTTATTTTCCTCTGGCATAGTTCCTTCCTATGTTAAAATTTGTGCAAGATGTCTGTTGGATCTTGTACTGTTGCTAAAACTTCATCTTCATTTAGAAGACGAACCTCCCCACCTTCAATTTCTATTCGTGATCCTGCGTAACGAGCAAAGATCACCCAATCACCAACCTTGCACCATGGACCGCTTGGATATCTTTCTTTATCCCTGTAACATGCATCTCCCATTGCAAGTACGTTTCCACACTGTGATGCTACTTGTTGTCTGTCCAAAGTTTCACCTCCTAATAAGAGTCCACCTTTAGTTTTTTCATCCATTCTAAATGGTAAAACTAACATTCTCCAACCAGTTGGTTTTGGTAATTTTGATTTTTCTTTTGTAACTTCTTTTTTTGGTTCTGATTTTTTTACACCAACCAAATCTTTATTTGGTAATTCAATTTTTTTTGGCGTTGTTAATATCGACGATTGTTCCTGTTTCATTTTGCTCCTTATCGTTTAGCAGGTTAGAGAGTTCCTGTCTTGTTGCCTCTAGGGCATTTATTTGACCTATTATATACCTATACTTTTCCATATTGTCAACACCTCCCGATGTTACAGATATAGATAAGGCTTCTAATCTAGTATTTATAAATTTAATTAATTTACTTATTACTGTTTCTAGTTGCATTTTTTAAAACCCCTTGTAATGTTTTTGCTTGAGCAGCGTGGGTCTTAGATGCTTTTTTTAAACCTTTAGCTACTTTTTTTATTTTTGCTTTTACTTTTTTCATTTAACACTTCCATCTTCTTCGTGCCTGACGTATACGAGAATTTGGATCATTACGAGTTTTTGCTGATGACCTTTTTAATTGTCCTAGTGATCTAGCGCAGTATGACTTCCTACGATTAGCAGCTTTTGATCCAGGTTTCACTTTACCCGTCACGGCTGTTTTTAATTTACTTCCAGGGTTAGCCCTTCTATAAGCAGCGACACCTTTAGATGTCATCCCTGCTCCAGACTTTGTAGGTCTGTAGTTACCACCTTTACCGGTAGTTTTTCTAATAGGGTTCTCCCTACTTCTCATTATGCTTTTTTAGCAGTCTTAGCTGATCTTTTTAAAGCTTTATCAGTTACAGTGCCTTTACCTGGTCTGCTTTTGCCAGATTTTTTAGCTTTGTTCATGTAATAGTAAAGACCTTTTTTAACCGTACGTCCGTCTTTAGTTACATGAGTATCTTTTCCTGATCCACCTTTTTTAAAAGTTTTTCTTATCATGCCTCCTCCCATTGCTTTTTTTCTAACAATATATTTTCCTTTTATATCTGCTTGAGTAACATCTTTGTTTTTATCCAAACCAAGATTAACACTAACCATTCCTAGTTTTGGTTTTTTCTCAACATCTTTTCCTTTTTTATAACTCATTCTCATTTTATTTATCTCCTTTTTTGTTTTTTTTATATTTAAAATATTCTTGTTGTTCTAATTCTTTTCCTGAATAAACTCTTTTTTCTTTTTTTAATTTTTTAATTTTTTGTTTTAAATCAAAAATTCCTTCTTGTAATTTTGAGTCTAACATTTTTGATTTGTGTTTAACTATTGCTGATTTATTTCCTGGAACATTTGGTTTAACAGATTTAATAACTTCTTTACCAGTAGTTTTACCTTGACCAGATAATTTTTGCGCTGCAAACATAGCTAATTTTTTTAACATTATTTTTTTCCTCCGTTTTTAAAAATTTGTGTGCCCTTTATACCATAAATACTCGCAACGACAAGAATCCAGAGATTTGTGAACCATGACGGGAGCTGCTGGAACTGATCGAAGAACTCTTTTATCTTGGCAGAAGCGCCCGGATCGTCCGAGAAGACCCCCCACGCAATCACCAAAATGGGCAACGTGAGTACGACCAAAACGAATTCGTCCTTCCAATCTGATTGTCTAGCTTCTAAGAGTTTTCCTTGGTAAGATTCCTCACCTCGGGCCATTTTTTCTGCGTGCATGCATTGAGCATCAGCCATACGCATTTTTGTTTCTTGTTTTTTCTTGTAAATGTGCGTGGCTGCGTTTAAGCCAAGCTTAAGTGCACCAAACCACATACTAATACCAAGTTACGTCTTTTTGTTTTCTAGCAGCGCCAAAACCTTTGACAGCTTCTTTGTTTCCAGCCGATATCATAGGTTTTTTTTGAACATTTACCTCTGATCTTGGGTCGACTATAACTTTAGAAGGCTCAATCTTAATTTCTTTGCCACCTTTTTTATAATTCATCATAATTATTGTTTTATACCTCTTGGTTTCATGTTTGCAAGTGTTAATCTATTGTCATTAGCTATTTCTTGCTTTTCAAGTGAAGTATCAGCACGTAATTCTGCTAATTCTTCGTTTTGCTCAAGCTTGTCATCAGTTATTTCTCTGTTTTGAACTAATTTAGCTTGATCAATTTGCATTCTTTTTTCCATTTCTTGTTTTTTACGTTCGTTTTCCATTGCTCTTAAGTCAACTTCTCTTGATTTTAATTTTAATAACGGATCATGATCAAATTGTGACGTTATTTTCTTTTCTTCGTTCATAAAATCTTCTGTCATCTCTGCAATCAACACAGCTTTTCGTGCTTCAACCTGTTGTCCCATCTGTTCTAACTGTTGTTGTATCTGTGGATTGGCTGCAGCTTGTTGTGCAAGCTGTTGCATCTCTAATAATTGTTCTCTAAACTCTAATTGTACTTGTTCTTGAGCCATTAGACTGATGTGTTCTAAAATATTTTTTTGTAAAGCAGCCATAACAGCAGGATTATTTCTAACCATGTTAGTTGACATAAAATTTAAGTGTGCTGTGATATGTGCTCTATGATCTTGACCAGGAAAAGCTTGAAAAGGTTTGCCACCTAGTGCATCGATGTGTTCTAAAGATGGATCTTTAGGTGCTCTTGGTGCTGGTGGTGGTAAAATTCTATCAATATCTTTTATACCTAATGCTTCATACATTTTTCTAAATGCCATATACAAATTATGTATTTGTGGATTTGACATTGCTAATTGTAAACCTGTTTGTGCTA